GCCGACCTCGAGCGCAACACGCTGTGGCGCAGCGAGGCCTTCTGCCGCATGTTCGGCCTGCGCGCCGATGCGGCCGCGCACGAGATCGCCGACTGGCTCGCCAAGGTCCATCCGGAGGACCGCGAGCGGGTCCGCCAGGGCTACGCGCAAGCCTTGAACACCGGCATGGGCGAATGGGAGATCGCCTACCGCTTCGAGAAGCCCGACGGCAGCGTGGGCCATGCCCGCGACCGCTTGATGATCCTGCGGGATGCCGCAGGCCATCCGGTACGCGCCATTGGCGGGGTCACCGACATCAGCGAGGAACTCGGCGCGATCGATCGGCTGGCCCTGCTCAAGCGCGCGCTCGACGCCACGACCACCGGCGTGGCGATCGTCGATGTGCAGCAGCCGGGCTGGCCCACCGTCTACGTGAACGCGGCGCTCGAGGCCATGAGCGGCTACCCGGCAGCCGAGCTGATCGGCCGCAATCTCAACTTCCTGCAAGGCGCCGAGCGCGAGCAGCCCGGCCTCGAGACCCTGCGCCATTCCCTGCGCGAGGGCCGCGATGGTCAGGTGCTGCTGCGCAACTTCCGCAAGGACGGTAGCGCCTACTGGATCGAGTTGGTCGTCTCGCCGGTGCGCGATGGGAACGGCGTGCTCACCCACTACGTCGGGTCGCAGATCGATGTCAGCGAGCGCGTGGCCACCGAGCAGGCGCTGGCGCATCGCGCCACCCACGACGAACTGACCACGCTGCCGAATCGCCAGCTGTTCCGCGACCGCCTCGCCCAGGCGCTGCTCATCTTCCCGGGCTTCACCCATGCGCGCGCGCACCCGGCGCTGCTGCGCGGCTTCCACCGCCGTTTCTGCCTGTGGTCGCATTGCTACCGCGGCACACCGGAACGCCCGGGGCTGGTGCTGGGGCTGGACCGCGGCGGGGCGTGCCGGGGGCTCGCCTTCGCGGTGCCGGGGACGGAGGCGGCGGCGGTGCTGGCCTATCTGGACGCGCGCGAGGTCGTGAGGCTGGAGGATCTGTGCCATGATCTGGGCCTGAGCAAGGACAATGGCACCAAGGCGGCGGTGGCGGCGATGATGCGCATGGCCGGGTGGCAGCGTTGCTGGGCCAAGACGGCCAAGCCCGTAGAGATGCGGAGGATCGGCCGATGACCCTCACCCTGACCGCATCGGCGATGGACGATGAAGAGCGCGCGGCCATGGCCTGGGACGCGCTGGACGGGCTGGCGACGCTGCTGGAAGACCAGGATGCCGACATTATGGTGAAGCCAGCGCATGTGGCATCGATGCTGCGCCTGGTGATGATCCACCTGCATATGGCGGTGGAATTCGACGCGCCGAAGCGACGGCCGAGGCCGCTGAACGATTGATCTGCGCGCCGATGGGCCGATTTCCTCTGCGCCCTGCAACCCCTTGCAGGGCGCAGAATTGCGCGGTTTTCGAGCGATTTCCAAATATCCATCGCGGCCAGCAGCTGGCGCAGCCAGATGCGGTGCGGCCGCGTCAACAGCTCCCTTCCTGCAGGGATGCACCGGCGTCGCGGCCAGCGACTGGCGCAGCCAGGCGCGGTGCGGCCGCGTCATCACTCACGGCCCGGAGGGCCAGCAAGATCAGCCGCTGCAAAGGCGATGTCGCCGCGCCTCGAACCCGCTGCGTCAGACGATGCTATCGCGCCGCTTGCGCCTTGAACCCTATTGATCTATCAGGATTTCAGCGCATCGGCATTGGCCGGTAACAAATGGGTTTGGGAGTGTTACCTCCACTGTTACCTGTTTTGCTACCCTCAACACATTGAGACTAAAGGATAAATCCGCCGGTAGCAGCGGTAACAGCAGGCGCGCGCGCGCGTAGGCGTTTTTTCCCGTCTCTCGCGCGCGCACATGTATAGAGTGTGTTTTGTGTGTTACTGATGTTACCTAGATATAAAAGCCTCTAAATATAAAGGCTTAGCGGTATCAAAATGCGGTAACAGCGGCATTTTTCGATTGTTACCACTGCTACCTCTCTCTGCCATTGTCAGCGGCTCGCCCTGGTCGCTGCTATGCCTCGCCGCCAGTTGATCGCCGGAACGCGCGGATTTCCGCCGTTTCGATAAACTAGGGGTGATCTAGGGTGTCAAAGGCGGGCGGTGTGGGCGAAATTTTGGGCGGCGCGGTCGAGGCCGACCGGCAGGCCTTCGGCCAGGCGCGCGATGCGGCGGCGGGCGAGCAGCAGGGGCTGCCGCTCGACCTGGGCGAAGCGCCGCTGCCGGATCTGCGCGAGAGCGAAGAGCATATGGGCCTGCCCGATGCAGGCGAGGTGCTGGCGATCCAGCAAGAGCTGGGCCCGGGCGCGACGATCGGCATGGCGGTCACCGAGTACCGGCGGCGCGCAGGGGCTGGCGGCCGCAAGCGGGGCTCGAGAAACAGGCGGACGGACGATTTTTCGCGGTGGCTGCTAAGCCATGGGCCGCATCCGGGGCTGTTCCTGACGCGCATGATGGCGCGGCCGACCGAACTGCTGGCGGCCGAACTCGGCTGCAAGACGGTCGAGGCAGCCAACCTGCAGGTGCGGTGCGCTGACATCCTGCTGCCGTTCCATGAGGGCAAGAAGCCGGTCGAGGTCAACGTCAGCGGCAAGGGCGGCATGGCGCTGGTGCTGCCGGGGATGATGCCTGGCACGGTCGATGGTGGCGTCATCGAGGCCGAGCAGCTGCCGATCAGCCTCGAGCCGCCGCGCGACGATGACAAACAGGATGACAAACACGACGCGCAAGGCGGTGCAGCGTGATTGGCGGTTTTCTGCGGGTTTCCGAGGGTCGATCGGGCGTGTTCGGAATGGTTCGTTCGGAATGGCACGCGCAAAGGCGCAGAAATCAGACGTTTTTCGCGCGATCGATTAAGCCTGCGAGGCTTGACGCATCGCGCGGCGCGGTGCCGCTGGCCGATCGATCCGCGCGCCGCGCCGGTCGCCTCGACCTGGTCGGCCCGACCGGGGGGGTGGCCCCCCCAACGCCGCGCCCTGGTTTCCTCCCCGGGTCGCGCGCCAGACGTGCCACGTTTTTTCGACCCTTCATCCTGACTGCCTGCGCGGAAAGAAGCATCGCCATCACGGGGTCGGGGGAATGAGCGGCCTGGTGCAGGTCATGAAACCGGTCGGACCGGTTGCAGGGCGCTTCATCAACAGCCCCGCGTACATCAGCGCGATCATGGGGCCGGTTGGAGGCGGCAAGACAACAGCATCTTTCGCCCGGTATATCAACCTGGGCCTGGCACAAAATTCGGTGTGGGACGATCGCCGCGGCTGCTACGTCAAGAAGTGCCGGATCGCCGCGGTGCGCGATACCTATCCGAACCTCGACCGCACGCTGATCAAGTCCTGGCACCAGTGGTTCCCCAAGACGCTGGGCAAATGGTCGGGGGAAGCGCCGCGCACCCACAATTTCACGCTCTACATCGGCACCAAGGGGCTGGCGGGCTATTTCGAGCTCGACATGGAGCTGATCTTCACCGCGATCGGCGACAACAGCGTCGAGGACGTGCTGCGCGGGTTCGAGCTGACCGGGCTGCACGGCAACGAGCTCGACCTGCTGCCGCGCGACATGCTCGATTATGGCCTGGGCCGCATCGGCCGCTACCCGGCGGCGAAGGATGGCGGCTGCGCGCGCGCCCAGTTCTTCGGCGACCTGAACGCTCCCGACGAGGATAACTGGGTCTATGACGTGTTCGTCAACAAGTCGCTCGATGCCGAGCTGATTGCGGAGATCCAGGCGGAAACCGGCGAGCAGGGGCCGCTGATCGAGTTCTTCCAGCAGCCGGGTGCGCGCGAGCCAGGTGCAGAAAACCTGCACAATCTGCCTCAAGGTTACTATACAAAACAGATGCTTGGCATGAGCCAGGAAAAAATTCGTCGTCTCGTCGATAACAAGTTCGGGGCCGTGCGCGACGGCATGCCGGTCTATCCCGAATATTCCGACCAGGTGCATTGCTCGCTCGAGCCATTGCGCCCTGTGCGCGGATTGCCGCTGCGCATCGGCATGGACGCGGGTTTGACGCCGGCGGCGGTGATCGGTCAGCGCAACGCGTTCGGCCAGACGGTGATCCTGGCTGAGCTGGCGACGGTGCTCGACGAGGATGACACGCTGTCGAGCGTGGGCCCTACCGCGTTCGGCGAGGCGCTGGCGGATCTGCTGGCGACCAGGTTCCCCGGCTTCCCGATCGAATATGCGGCGGTCGATCCGGCGGCCTCAAAGGGCACCGATGGCAGCGGCAACGAGCTCAACTGGCTGCAGATCGTCGCCAAGGTGGCGAAGATCCGCATCCGCCCTGCGCCAGTGCCCAACAACAGCCTCGACGTGCGCCTCGAGGCGGTGCGGCGGCCGCTCAAGCGACTGATCGAGGCGGGGCGGCCCGGGCTGGTGATCTCGAGCGAATGCAAGATCCTGCGGCGCGGCTTCAACAGCGGTTACAAGTACCGGCGCACCGCGCTGGCGGGCGGCGACGGGCGCTATGAGAACAAGCCGTTCAAGAACCAGTACAGCCACGTGCACGATGCGCTGCAATACCTGATGGTCGCATCGGGCGAAGGCCGCCTGGTCGATGGCGGCGGCGTTGTCAGCGAGAGCGCCCGCCCCATGATAACCGTCGAGGCCGATTACAATCCCTTCGGCTGAAAGGCGGACGATGAAACAGATCGGCAAGGTGCTGTTGAGCCCGATCGTGGGCGTGGCGAGCCTGCTCAAGAAGCCGAAAGACCCGCCGAAGCCGCTGCCGACCGTGTCGCGCGACGACGTGATCAGCTCGATCGCCAAGGATGACATGCTGCGCCGCCGGCGCGGCGGTGCTGCCGACATGCTGACCGGCGCCAGCGGTGCCGAGCTGGCCGCGCCGTCGAGCGCCAAAGACCTTCTGGGTGAGTGAGAAAGGATTTTTCGATGACGGACGAACAGAAAACCGCTGAAGAACAGGAAGCCGCTGCCAAGGCCGAGCAGGAACGCGCCGACCAGGAAGCTGCTGCCAAGGCGGAGCAGGAACGCGCCGACCAGGAAGCCGCTGCCGAAGCAAACGAAAAGGCAAAGGCCGAGGGTTTTGCTGATGCCAAGGCCAAGGCTGACGTTGAAGCTGCGGCCGAGAAGGCGAAAAAGCCGCGCAAGCCGCGCGAGGCCAAACCGAAATCCCGCAGCGCGCCTGCCGCCGTAGCGCTCGGGCTCGAAGCCGCCATGGAACGGGTCGCAACCGGAAGCCATGGCGGCTTCGCTGTCCGCTTTGGCGACGACAACGGGCCGATCGCGGACATTCCGCCCTGCCCTGCCCCTGGCTGCGTGCTGCAGCGGGGACGTGTCGTTACCGGTGATCGCCTGATCATGCGCACTCGTGATCTGCAGCGGCGAGTTCATGTGTCGCATGCCTGGCTGTTCGATGGCGAAGACCTGCTGATCGTGCGCGAGCTGGCCGCGCCGGTCAGCATCGCTCAGGGCGAACAGTTCGTGATCGAGCCGGGCAAGTTCGGCTTTTTCTGACCTCCATAGGGCGTGCGATCGATGCAGACGCAGCAGATTGTCGATGAAATCTTGCACCGGCTGCCGCAGCTGGAAGCGCATCGCGCGCCCTATGAAACCGCCTGGCGCGAGATCGACGAACGCGTGAACCCGCTCGGCCAGGGCGGGTTCAACAGCGTCTCGGCAGGGTCGGTGCGCGGGCTCGACATTCTCGATCACACAGCCAGCCTGGGCCTCGATCGCTTCACCGCTGCCTATACAGGCATGATCATCCCACGCGGCGAGCGCTATCACCAGCTGACCACGACGAGCACGGCGCTGAATGACGTGCCGGCGGTGCAGGCCTGGCTCGAGATGGCCAACGATCGCCTGTTCGCCATGCGCTATGCGCCGAGCGCCGGGTTCGACCCGGAAGCGAACATGAATATCCGCTCGCTCGGGTCCTATGGCTTGGCCCCGTTCTGGATCGATCACTGGCCCGGTCGCGGCCTGTATTACAAGACGTTCCACCTTTCCGAAGTCTATGTCGACGAGGATTTTCGCGGGCGCATCGACACGGTCTATCGCAAGTTCTGCGTTACCGCGCGCCAGGCGGCGCAGATGTTCCCGCCGAACCTGCTGACGCCCAAGATGGCCGAGGCCGTAGGCAAGAACGAAGGCGATCGCAAGTTCGACCTGCTGCATGTGGTGCGGCCGCGAAAGGACGTGGATCCGCAACGGCTCGATTTTCGTCGGCTCGCCTGGGAAAGCCGCTATATCGCGATCGAGGAAAAGCTGCAGGTGCGCGAAAGCGGCTATTCGTCGATGCCGATGTGTTTCAGCCGCTATGTGACCGCGCCGCGCGAACGCTATGGGCGCTCACCCGCCATGCAGGTGCTCGGCAATATCCGCACCACCAACGAGATGATGCGCACGCTGCTGCGCGCCGGGCACAAGGCGGTCGATCCGCCGCTGCTGCTGCCCGAGGATGGCGTGCTGAGCCAAATCCAGACGAAACCAGGCGGGTATACAGTTGGCGGAATGGGCTTTGATGGTCAGCCCCGCATTGGTCTGCTGCCGCAGGGCAACAATTTCCCGATCGGCATGGAGCTGCTCAACAACGAGCGCGAGCCGATCCGTGACGCGTTCCTCGAAAAGGTGTGGTCGCTGGTGCTCGAGCGCCGCGACCGTATGACCGCGACCGAAGTGCTCGAGCTCACGCGCATGCAGGGCATGCTGCTCGCGCCGATGGCGAGCCGCCAGGAAACCGAATGGCTCGGCCCGCAGATCGAACGCGAGCTCGATATCGGCCTGCAGGTCGGCTTCATCCCGCCGCCGCCGCCCGAGATGCGCGAGGAAGGTGCCAGCGTGCGCGCGGTCTATGACAACCCGCTGTCGCGCGCGGCCAAGGCCGAAGAGGCGATCGGCTTTGGCCGTTTCGTCGAGATGCTGACCCCGATCGCGGCGGTGCAGCCCGATGTCTATGACGTGATAGACACCGATCGCGCACCGCGCGAGCTCGCCAAGTCGCTGGCGGTGCGCCAGTCGTACCTGGCGACGCCCGACGCGGTCGCGGCCAAGCGGGCTGCGCGCGAAGAGGAAATGGCAGCGGCGAGCGGCCTGGGCGCGCTGAAAACGGCGAGCGAGGCGGTCAAGAACCTGTCAGCCGCGCGCGGCGAGGAGACGGCCATTGGCATTTGACCAGGACCTGGGCGAAGGCCTGATGTCGCGCATGCTGGCAGGCTGGAACGGTAAGCGATCGATGCATTACCAGCGGCTGTTCATCGACGATGACGGCACGCCTTCGATCGACGGCGAGAAGGTGCTCGCGGATCTGCGCAAGTTTTGCCGGGGCGACCAGTCGACCTTTCACCAGGACCCGCGCATTCACGCGCTGCTCGAGGGGCGGCGCGAAGTCTTCCTGCGCATCCTGGCCATGCTGAACATGCCCAGCGAGGCGACCAATTCTTTTGTGGAGGTGAGCGATGAATAGATTTCGGCCAATGATCCCTATGACGGCAATCGAGCGCGTCATGGGCCGACTGATGCGCGCTCCTGACCACCCCGGTGGTGGCGGGGAAGGCGCTGCAGCTGCTGGTGCCGGTGGGGAAGCGGGCGGCGCAGCTGGGGCGCAGGCCGGTGGCGGTGCTGCC